CAACAGCTTTTGGTTTGTCTTTGACACCATCAGTCTGTGCTACGGTCATAGTAACTGCCGCAATAGCTTCAGCAGAATCTTTTAAACGCTGTACAGTATCAAACTCTTCTTCTGTTACAGGACGTACAGGTTTAAAGATTAACTTAGGTGTAGGACTTGCTGTGTCAAACCGCATCTCGGTAATGACCCCCGTTATGGGTGTACCGTGATTTTTCAGATGACGGGCATATGCTTGCAGAGGAAGTCTACCTTTTTCTCCATCACCAAATACTGAAGTAGGTGGTAATACAAGTTGGTAGACTTCTTCTTTATCAACTTCGCCATCTAATACTACCGCTAGACGTTGTTGATAACGACAAGCACGGCTATCACCTTGACCACTACCTTTGATGTTTTGGGGGCAAGTTAAGCAGGTGGCTGATTGCTTCTCTTTGACCTTTTCATCAGGGCGTTGGCTGTCGGCTGACCAGCAAGTTGGGGACACGGTTTCGCCTTCTACATAGGTTCCGGCATAAAACACACGTGAAACTTTTGGTGCGGCTTTGATAATTACCACACTCATGGAGCGCTCTTCCGATACACGGTACTCTTTACCGCCAATAAACTCACGGAATACACCACCTTTAATACTGATACGACGTGCGCCTAAACCACCTTCGCCTGTACCTGCTAGGGCATTAGTTGCATCATCGGCTGTACCTTTTAAATAGGCAGGTAAACCGCCTTTAAATAGAGTTAAATCACTCATTTACATTCTCCTTAAATATCGTCGTTAGGATTAAAATTAAGAACCATTTGGGCTTGATCTTTTTGCTTGACCGTTAAACTCCCATCAGCCTCTTCTCTTACAAGGTCTCCGCCGTTTAGTTTCTTTAGAGCTTGTTCTACTTCAGAAATCTTAAAACGGTATACACCGCCAAGTTTCAAAGCAGGAATTAAGTTCTGTCGAATCCATGCACGGACGGTAGACACCGATACAGAAAAATGTTTTGCAACATCTTCGATCGGGACAAACACTTCTTCTACCATTAGCTTCTCCTTATGGTTACTGAATACTCACTGTTGGCATTTAATCCGGCAGGAATTAATTCCGGATTCTCTTCTAAAAATGCTTTCATGTTGGTTTGATGAATCCGTTTTTCCAACAGTTCCGGCACACTATGTTCAAGAATAAACTTGTTCATAGATTCCCAGTCAGATGTTGCATACGTAGTCCTTACGGTACGATAAACAACCCCTGCGCTAGTCTTTAAGCTTTCAGCCCCAATGTCCTTCATGTGTTGAAGGATTGCCGATTTAACGGCTTTCATGTCAGAGTCAATCTTACCGATTTTATCTTCCATTTCATGGGTAACTTCAGCTTTCTTTTCCCGCATTTTGATATAGATACGGGTGAGTTTTTCTAGGGGGATCTCTACCCCTGTCGTGTTTTCTGACATCACATTCTCCTGTTTAAAAACAATAACGGCTTGGTGTTATTCTCGCTATTGGTGTTACTACTATACTACCAAACTTTATCTTAGTAAAGTAAATCTTTGTAAAGTTCAACTAACTTTACATGGTCTTCGATACGGTTGTCAAGCATTTTATATAGGTGTTTCTCCGCATTTGAACCCTGTAATCTCACTACTGTAACTGGATGCCTCTGTCCTGCTCTATGCGCCCTTGCATTCGCTTGGGCATAAATTTCTAGGCTTGGGGTCGGTCCCCACCAAATAACCGTGTCAGCCGCCGTTAAAGTGACTCCATGAGCCGCTGCCTGTGGTTGGATAATCAGGATCCGTGGGTCAGGGCTTTCTTGAAATCGTTTAAATATATCGGCACGATTAGATGCGGTTACGTCGCCACTAATAATCTCGGTGGTAAAGCCATCGTCTTGTAGCTTATCCGAAAGAATCTTAATTGTATGTTTGAATGGCACAAAAATCAGGGCTTTTTGTTTGGTCTCGTCTAACACCTCACGCATAACCTTATAGCGGTTCTTAATATCAAACTCTAAGGTCTCGCCATCATCTGAGTAGACTGCGCCACAAGATATTTGTAGGAGTTTATTTAAACCCACTGCAGCGTTAACTGCGGTAATTTGCTCACCGACTGCATGAACCACAAGTTGCTTACGTAGAAGTTCGTAGTACTTCTTTTGTTGTGCGGTCAGTTCGACTTCACGGGTTACATAAGTCATTTCAGGTAAATCTAAGCATTCTTCCTTGGTAAATCGTATGGCAGGTTGTAATGCGTTAAATACTATTTGGTCTGCGTTAGGGCGAGGTATCCATTTAAACTGAGATATCTTATACATCACCATATCTTTAAAGCCACTAAAGAATCGGGGTACATTCTGTGGGTTTACAAGCTTGGCTAAACCGTAGGCATCTATGGGAGACTGTGCGGCAGGTGTCCCTGTCAGCATCCAAAGCCATGTATCCGGCTTAAGCAGTTTGTTTAATGTTTTCCAACGAGTTGTTTGTGAGTTTTTATAAGCGTTAGCTTCGTCAATAACAATTAAATCAAACCCACCATTGGCAATTTCTTCTTGAACAATCTCTACTCCATCATAGTTAATGATGATGAATTCAGCATCGCTATTGATTATTCTTGTCCGTTTATCCTTGTTGCCATAAGCAATATCGACCGAACGATGCATGGCAAACTTAAATAGATCTGCTCTCCATGCGCTATCCATAATAGATAAAGGGCATATGACAAGCACACGCTTTATCTTTTTCATTTTCATTAGATAATCTGCCGCCCATATAACAGAACCTGTCTTACCAGTACCCTGCTCGTTGAGGCAGAAGGCACGGGGGTTTAGGGTTAAAAAAGACGCAGTAGTTTTTTGATGGTCAAACGGTTTATGTAATCCAGGCCAAGCGTACTGTCCCATGATAGGTGATGGGATGTTTTTTATTTGTAGGTTCTTAAGAACACGAGTTTCGTCTAAGCCCCATTTAACAGCGACCTGATTCTCCCCAACCATCTTACTTTTGGGTATTAAAGTTGTAACTTTATTTGGATTACGAAGATTTAATAAAAGAACCTTGTTGTCTATTATTTCCATTTATTTCTTTTTTCTCTCACGTTTGCTAGTTTCCGACACTAAGTTACTTTTGCTGTCTCTTTTAAAGGATCTATTTTTTGATGGTGTTGTTATGTAGTACCCATCTTTATTTGTACCGCCTTTATCCATAGCTTTCTTATGGGCTATGTCTTTACCTTCACGAGCATCGGCTTTGCCGTTGCCATTACCATCAGGCATTTTTTTATCAACCGCACGTCTAGCACGTTGACGTTCCATGCGATTGGGATGTTCGCCACGAGCCTTCTGTTGCTCGTACTCTTTAGCATATGGTCTTGGTTTGTTTACGTAAGGCATTTAATTTCTCCCATTATGTGGGCATTCAAGTACTAAACAATGCTTCCTACAAAGCCCACTAGGACGAGGGTTCCATACGTTACTCTCGTACGAAAACTTCATCCTGTTGTATTCACTAATCCACTTATGCCACATCTTATCCTGATTTTCAGAAGAATACGAGTCCTTTATAAAGTTTTTAGATATGACAAAAAGCAACCCTGCTTTAACCTTTTTAACTTGGGGAAAGTGCTTAAATATGGCAAGAGCCATTAGTTCTAGTTGATCGGTATCGGCATACTTAGCAGACTTGCCGGTCTTGTAATCTAGCACCCGTGCCTCATCCCCATTAATAACTAACAGGTCAGCAATACCTCGCCACCAAACTTCAGGGTCTTTGAATCCGCATGGTTCAAGGTCTTCGGTCAACCCGAATTCATATTCACAATACTTCTCACCAGCCAGTTGCTTTAAATTATCTAAGGTGCTTTTTACAAAGTTAAACTGTGGGGGTAATGGTACGTTATCCCGTACGTAATGTTCAGCCGCCGAATGAAACTCTTTGCCGTAGATAATGGCATCGGTAGGTGGTTCTTTAACATCCTTGATTACCCGTAAGTGATAGTACTTCTTAGGGCATTGGTCATAAAGCTTGATGCTTGAGTACGACCAAGAAGTTAGTTTATTCATCACGTAGTTTCAATAGTTGTTGGGTTACTTCTACTGACATTTTTGACCCATTATGTTTATCGGGGTGGCACAACATTATAAGTTTTGGTAATAACTGTTTAGGTATAGAAGGATTATAGTTTTTCTGTGGTTTAACTGTACCATTTTTATTAACTAAAAAACATCTAAGACATACCCGTTTCCAAGGTTGATCTTGTTCAAACATATTCTTACATTGTGGGCATTCAATGAACATTTGTTATTCCTTTACAGGTATCCATGTTCTAACCGCACCACTCATTAACTTAATTTCTACCTGAGCATTTAGACAATGATCGTAAGCATCTTGAAATTTATTTGCTAGTAACGCATCATGCGCCTTACGAATTTCTTGCATAGCATGTAAATAAAAATCCGAATATTCCACCTTAGCATTCTCCATAACTTTTTCCAAAACCCGATTCACAATTAACAGGCAAACCTTCAGCCCACGCAGGTGTCCACCGCATGCACTCTTCTACATAAGCTTGGGCTTCTTTAGCCTCTTCCTCTTTGGCAATACAAGCAACCGCATCATGTACGGTTAGCACTACATTGTAACGCTTGGATATACGAATCATTTGTTCGCCAATGATGCAACGAGCAATAGCTTGGCAGACGTTCTCGATTACTTTACCGCCGTAAATTTTATTCCAACCATAGCGAGTTTTGTATTGGTACTGTATACCCTTCTCGTCCCGTACAGTTATCAGCCCATCATAGCGTAGTAACAAACCACTTGGTAATCGTATTGATCTCTCTTCTGGGACCAACGCAAGTACACCATCACGTCCTAAACTTGTTGTACTGTCCTTAGTTAAAGCTTCAAGGGCCAGTTGGGCTTCTCGCCACAACCTAACTACATTCGGGTACGTTTCTCGATAAGTTTGGATAATGTGTCTAGCTTGATCTTCATTAACTTCTGTGCCAAACGTTTTGAGTTGTGCTTTGAATTTCTGCGCCCCCATGCCATAACCAGCCCCAAGGATTGTCGTCTTCCCGACGAAGCGTTCTTCCTTAGTAATCTCGTCATTTTTCTTATTGTAAATAGCCGAAGCCATGATTCTGTATACGTCTTCCCCATTTTTAAATGCCTTTACTAAATCGTTTTGTTCTGCAAGCCATGCAAGTACCCGTGCTTCAATTTGGCTAGAATCGGCATCAATGATGACGTACCCTTCAGGGGGTTTAATTGCTTTCTTTAGCTTACCTGCATTGTCACCACGTGAAGGAAGGTTCTGAAGGTTCACGCTGTCGCTACCACCCCACCGCCCTGTATGCGCCGCATAATATTTTAGGGGCACTGGCATCAACCCTCGCTTTGAAATCCCAATAAATCTTTCAGTACGAGTTTCTTCAAGTGTTGATTTTGTACCAAGGCGAGCTGCTACCAACGCTTGTACTCTCACATCAGGATGTTCAGCCAAAGCTTTGAACTCTTCATCGTTCTTAGCCAAAGCAAAAGTTTCTTTACCTGTTGTTGGGCTAATCTTCATGGGCGGTTCTACCCCCAAAGACTTAAGCAGTTCGGCAAACTTCGGATTACTAGCAAGTTCTTCTTTGTCTACTTCGGCTACGCTAAGAAGTTCGGCTTTCTTTGCTTTGATGTCTGCAAGATGCATCTCTAATAAATTTAAGTCAAGATCCAACTTAGGTTGAACAAACATACGCAAAGTTAAATCAATGAGTTTCATTTCGGTTTTGGGAAAACCTTTTTTGAGCATGGCATGGAACAACTTATACGTAAGTTCTACGTCATTTACACAGTAGTCACCGTATCTACTAAGATCTTCTTCTGAAAAGTCTTCACGGTTTTTCCCGGAAGCAGCGATAACTTCATCACCCTTAACACCTAGTTTGTATCTTTCAGTTAAAGCACCTAGACTAGCCCCAACCTCAACACCATGTAAAGCCCTGCCCATACATAAAGTATCTGCATAAGCTTTAGGGTATATACCAAACCTTTCGCCAAGGATAAGTCCATCAAACATCATGTTGTGTGCAAGAACCATAGAGTCTGCCCACGAGTAAGTTTTTAACCAACTCTTAATCTGTTCGTGTGTACCACTAGCCCACTCGGTTTCGCCATCGTTTACTTTAATAGCTACACCGATTACTTCAAAACGGTCGCTACGCACGTATTCTTCTGTCGTCAGCTTTGCCAAACTAAACGTAGATTTTTCATAGAAAGTTTCAAAGTCTATGGTTATTAAATTCACTAACATCTCCCATCCATAAAATTCTCTACCTCTCGCTTTAGTCTAGCGTTTTCTATTTCTAGTTCTTTAACTCTTTCATGCAGTAGATGCATCTGTTGGCGCAACATCTCTTCACGAGTTTCCTGTTCTATGTAATCACCTAGTGTTTTAACACTAGCACCGCTATCCACAATATGTGGGGGCGATGCGTTCTCTCTGTCTTCGGTAGTCCACGTAGTCATTTTTTAATCCTTTCTAAAAGGTCAGGGATAGACATAGATTTAATTTCTTTCCATCCAACATATACACAAGCATACATAATGAACAGAAAGAAAC